GAAAAACGCCCTAGACCTGTACAACATCGACTCTCGTGCTGCTAGTGCGGCTACGAAAAACGCCCTAGACCTGTACAACATCGACTCTCGTGCTGCTAGTGCGGCTCGTGCGGCTAGTGCGGGTGGGGGCGGTAGTGGTTTGTCGGAAAATAGCTTTCTTACACTACGTAGCAAAACAACTGCGTTCAGCGATGCAGATGCTGAAGTAAAAGCCGCGAGAAAATCTTTTAACGACGCACCCGTGGGTACAAACCTTAAAACCAAAGCAGAAGAAATACTTCAAAATGCTGTAAAAAAGCGGGATGCTATAGAAAACGCGCAAAGGGCTGCGTATTATGGGATCGCACCAGAGCAAGGAAGCGCCACACCTAGCGGTAGCGTAATTAAGTTTGATGCTCAAGGCAACCGTACCCAATAAGGATAAGTACTCATGGCTATTAACGTCGAACTGTTTGACGGAACTGTACTAGAATTCCCAGAGGGTACTGACCCAAGCGTTATAGATAGAGTCGCCAAACAAGAGACCCTTACACGTAACCAATCGGCTGCCGCTCCTACTCCTGCCGCTCCTACTCCGGAAGATCAAAGCATATTCCGGCAAGTCGCGGATGTACCCGTAGGTATTGCTCGCGGTGCGGTGTCGGGTGTGCGAATGATTGCAGATGCTTTCGGTGCGGATAACCCGCTGTCTCAGGCATTACGTGGGGGCGAAGATTATCTAGGTAGCCTGCTCTCGGCACAAGCCAAAAACGACCAGCAAGAGATTGCTAGGATCATGAAAGACGCCGAGGATAAAGGTGTTACCGATCAAGTATTGGCTGCGTTTAAAGCCTTTACAGTCGCACCAGTTGACCTCATTTCCCAAGCCCTTGGTACTGCAGCACCTAATTTAGTGGGAGGCCTTGCGGCTAATTTGGTCAAGTTTGGTGTTAAAGGTGTGGGTGCAATGGTTGCGGGTACTGGTGCCACTATGGGTGCGGGTATCATCAAAGGTGAAATCTACAGCGCAGTAAAAGAAGAGCTCGAGCGAAGTGGGATGTCCCCAGAGCAAGCAGAAGCAGCCGCGCAAGAAGCCCAATCATACGGTGGGGAAAACCTAGACCAGATCGCCCTCGGGACTATTATCGGAGCAGTTGCCTCGCGTACTGGTATCGAGCCTCGGTTAGTGCGAAACCTAACAGGTAAGGTATCCGAGGGGTTAGCCAAGCGCGGCATAGGTAAGTTCACACAAACAGTAGGCGGTGAAGCGCTGACTGAGGGCATACAGGGTGGGCAAGAACAACTTGCGCAGAACATCGCGCTGCAGCGTCAAGGATTTGATGTACCCACGTTTCGCGGGGTTGCCGGGCAGTCCACACTAGAAGCCGTCACCGGGGGTGGTCTAGGTACTGGTGTCAGCATGGTGACTGGTAGCGAACGTGATACTGATGCGCCTACCACTATTACGCCTACTCGCACTGAAGCCGAACTACAAACCATGCGTGAGGAGCAGCAAACCGCCGATGTTATGCGGTCGCAGGATGAAGCACAGGCACAGGTCACTGGGCAGATTGCTGACCAAGAAGGGCAGTTCCGGTTGAACCTGCCACGTACCCCAAGGGCAACCCCGCCGCGCACATCTGTGCAAGGTGTACCGCTCCCAGAAACTGCGCGAGGGTTTGATACGTTCGGTAGACCTTTAACTTCTGAAGCCGAGGTAGCGGCAGCCACAGACGCTGGACCCACATCCATCACGCAAGCATTTGATGAGTCGCTACCATTAGCAGATTTGCAGGCTGAGCGTGGACGTTTAGAAGCACAAATACCTGATATAGAAGACGCTTCGGTGCGCAAGCAAGCCCGTGACCGAATTAAAGAAATTAAGGGTATTGAGTCCACACGTCTAGGTGCTATTCGTGAGCAAGAAGCACGAGTCAAACGCCTGCGAGTAGACGAGTCGGGGCAAGCACAATTAGACTTTGCTACCCCAAAAGCCAAATCGGTGCCTGAGTCACAGATTGCTGCAGAGCCTCCCACATCGATAACCCAAGAGACTTTTGACCAGTTGGGTATTAGCAAATCCGCAGTGATCCGTAAAAATAACGACCTACTTAATGCCGATGTAACTGACCCTGTGCAAGCACGTTTTGTCCGTACCGCGCTAGAAGCCTACAGAGACGCGCCGAAACGCCCCGAAGCAATTCAAGAAAAGATCAATACGTTCTTGGGGCAGTTACCTGCAACGCGCCCGGTTATTGACGCGCAAGCATTAGACACACTCAAGCTGCCTAAAACATCAATGCTACGTAAGCAGTTGTTGGGTAAGGATATGAGTGACTCAGTGCAAAACCAAGAGGTCAATATAACCTTACGTGCTGCGCTACGAAACCCTAATATGCCCGCAGATACTAAGGCGGCTATCCGTGACGTTATTGGTCAGTCCGAGTTTACCCGTCAAGGTGAGATGTTTGGTCCCCTTGGTGGCGCACTACAATCAACCACACCCCGCGCAGGAGCTACTGATGCTACACCAGAACCCGCAGGAGAGCCAACAACAGCCCCCGCAGGAGAGCCAACAACAGCCCCCGCAGGAGAGCCAACAACAGCCCCCGCAGGAGAGCCAAGTACTGAGCGACCAGCAAGTGAGCCAAGTACTGAGCGACCAGCAAGTGAGCCAAGCGTGGGAGTGGCTAGCGTGGGCGATGGACCAACCCCCTCACCGGAGAGTGCCACCGGAGCAGTTCCAGCACCTGAAGTCGGAGGATTGGTTGACCCTACTGGAGGAACTGCACCAGACGTTGCGCGAGGCGCACCAGAGCCAGCACCCGATACAGTAACAGAACCCACTGCGCCTACACCGGCACCTACACCGGCGCCTACACCGGCACCTACACCTACAGCAACCCCCGCGCGAGACATCGAGTACACAATAGACACCGCAGTAGATGAGGCTAGTGAACTTGCGGCGCAAGATACGCCTGACCTTAGGGCAGTAGCACGTTTGGCACGTAACGCTTTTAACAGCGGGTTGCTACCTGAAAACCACTACAAATCCATAACTCAAAGCATTGCTGCACGGGAAGACTCCGTAGGGGTTGACCTATATGACTCGTTGCTATTAGAGCAAGGTGGGAATAACTTCGCTAACGCTGTGCAAGCCCTTCGTGCAAACGGAGACACTGCTGGCGCCGTAACACCTGCTCTGCAAACTGCGCTGGCTAACCTAAACCCCACTGCAGCACTCGAGGCTATCCTAAACGATGACTCAGGTATCTATAACGCACGGGAAAAACTGGTTGCCGCTAATATCTTAGAGCGCCGTGTGAAAATGCCTACTATGCGTATGGTTGACTCTTTGGGTGTAGACGCGAATGGGGACATCATACTAGGGCAGTACAACTCAATTACCGATGAAATCTTGTTGGTTCGTGGGGCTGAAGATTCCCATACGTTTATGCATGAGATGATCCATGCATTTGTGCACCGCACTATTATCACCCAAGAGCGTGAAGGCGCCCGTAAGCAGGAGTTTAAAGAACTTCAAGACGTATATAACTACGTCAAGGAAAAGCGCCCCGACTTAGCTAAGACCTATGCCATGTCTAGCCTGACGGAGTTTGCGTCTGAGGCCATGTCTAATCGTGACTTCCAGATGCAGCTAATGGGTATCCCATACCAAAAGCAATCTGTGTTTGTGCGGTTCGCACGGGCCTTGCGGGATCTCATGGGGCTTGGTGACGCAGGGGCAGAAGGTAATACCTTGTTCATCGCCATGATCTCTGTCGATGGGTTGATGCATGGTGGGCGTGAATTACAAGTTGATACGGTGGGTTATCGTACAGGGCAAATCACTTACGGTGCAGACACCGACAACATACCCAATGTCACCCAATATGTACAGAACCTAACCACACCTATCGGTAAGCCTACCCCACGCACACTGGCTGATGTAAACGCCGCGCCTGATCCAGTTATTAGGAGTGAATTGCGGAAATACATGAACATCGTGACTCAGTCCGAAGCGCCGCTAGCCGATGTTATTCGTCAGCAGGTGGTAGACCAGATGGCACCTATTGCCTCTAAGCTCAGTGCGGCGTTCTCGCAGGGTGTGCGTAGCTCGTTTGGGGATATAAACCCGATGGTATGGATGCGCCAAGCCTATGACCACGCCCGTATAGCACTACAGGTATTTCGTGTGGGTGGGTTACGCATGAACGACGATGGGCTGTGGGAGGCATTTCAGCTCAAAGATAACGATGGCAACAATGTTTCCCCTGTTGAGGTTATCAACAAACTGAAGACGCTTGCAGAAAAACAAGGGCTGTCTTATGCCGCCACCAAAGCAAGAGTCGGCACCGTGCTAGAGGGAATGCGGCTTAAAGACCTCAGAGCGTATAACGCCCGTGTAGAGACACTAGCAGCGGAGTTAGCTAAGACCGGTGACGTAGAAGGTGCGTTTGAGAAGCGCCAAGAAAAGTTTGCGTTGCACAAGACATTTGCAGAAATCGACGCCGATGTAGAAGTGTTTGAGAACACCCCTGAGGTACAAGAAATCCAGAAGATGATGAACACAGTTCGCGAGGGCATGATTGACGCAATGGTTAAGAGCGGTCGGTTAAGTGCGAAAAAAGCCCAAACGTGGAAAGATGCGGCTAACTATGTACCGTTTGACCGGCTCCAAAAAATTATGGAAAACCCTGAAATCGTATTCGCACAGGGGCGCAGGGGTATTGCTGCATTGGCTAAGTTGCCCGAACTCAGAGGCTCAATTGACAGACCTGTCACCAATACCGTAGATAACTACATGAAAAAGATTGCTTGGATGACCGAGCAAACCATGCGCACATCTGCTATGACCCGAACGCTGGAATACATGGAGAAAGCGGGTATGGCTCGGCAAATCCGTAGCGTGTCAGACGCGAATAACAACCACCTAGTGTTACCCCCGCAGTATAAAGATGGCAAGGTTGTGCTCTATGAAGTGCAAAACCAATATGACTTTGCTGCGTTTGTACAAACGCCGGAAGTTACCAGCATGATATTATCTGCCTTTGGGGGTGCGTCTAGATTGCTGCGTACCACGATCACTGCCACACCAATGTTTTCAATCAAGCAGGTAATCGACGACTCACAAAGGGTTATGTTTAACTCTGGGCTTGAGCGTCCCCTTGCAGGACTAGGTCGCACGTTGTATTACTTCCCACGAGTGTGGTGGTCCCAAGCCTTCGGTAAAGACTTCCGGTATATGCGACAACTAGAGCGTTTGGGTATCACCGGTGAGATCGACTACAACCCTATCAACCCACTAAGCACTTTAGAGCTAGATACTGATGCCGTGGAGCGGGGTCCGATAAAAGCCTTACTGTATCGTATGGAGCAGATTGCCAAATCCTCTGACATGGCTGCACGGCTGGCGGTGTATGAGCAAACAATGCAGGAGAAGAACGACCCCCTGCTAGCGCAAACCCGTGCTCGTGAGCTAATTAACTTCAATCGCCGTGGCACGTCAAAAACCATGCGGGTACTCACTCAGGTGGTGCCGTTCTTTAACTCGTACGCTCAGGGTAACGACTTGCTCTATCGTGGGTTCACCGGTGCGGATGCGCCTTCAGGTATGGGTGCGGCTGCGGCTCGCAAGATGTTTATCAGTCGTGTGGCTACAATGGCGGCACTGTCTACCATATACGCTATGGCCATGAGCGAGGATGATTACTACAAAGAGCTAGACGATACGGTGCGCGATCGCAATTGGATACTACCAAAATCGTTTTCGGATGCCCTCGGGGTCGAACAGCCCTTTAAGATCAGTGTGCCTAACGAATTTGGCTTTCTGTTTAAGTCTACCATCGAACGCGTAGTGCAGTACATGCGTGATGACGCTAAGGGTGAGGCGAAAGACGCGGGCAAACTATTCCGAGAGACAATAGCTGACATCGCAGGTGAGTACGGTATGATGCCAATCCCAGCAGCTATTAAACCTATATTCGAGAACTTCACCAACTTCTCATCGTTTACCCGTAGGGAGCTGGTGTCACCCAGTATGCAAGCTCGACCCTCGGCGCTGCAGTACACATCGAGCACCTCAGAACTAGCCAAAGCATTCGGTAAGGCGCTTGACGTGTCTCCTATCGTGGTCGATAACTACATTCGAGGCTACTTCGGTATGGCTGGCGGTGCGGTCTCTGTAGTGGCTGACGGGTTGATGAACCCCAGTAGACCTGATCGTGGTATGGAGCAGATCCCGTTCTTGAGCATTGGTTTGGTAGCACCAGTGGGCACTCGTGCCAAAAATCAGTTTTACGAGTTCCGTGAGGATATTACCAAGGCAGTGTCTGGGGCTAACCTCCTTAAAGACAACCCTGCCGCGTTCGAGGCGTTTTATAAAAAGAACCAGCACCTCATTAACGCCGCACCCATTATGAACCAACGGCTACGTGCGCTGAAAACTTTACGAGCGCAACGAAAAGCATTTGAGACCGACCCAGCAATGTCTGGGGAAGCGAAGCGTGAAGCCCTACTCGAACTGCAACGTGTGGAGAACGAGGTTATTGCAGATATGAAAAAGTTCGAGGCAGAAATCCGACGCATGAAATAAAAACCCCGGCGCGAGGCCGGGGCAAAACAAGGAGAGAGTTTTGGGTCGCACCGGGGGAGAGGCCCAGTACGTGTTTAGTATATCATCGAGTCCGCCAAACACCAACCCCCCAGTATCCATTGCGGATACCCACTCTCAGGGACACCGCCACCCCATAACGCTGCGCATGGGCGCGGATAACCTTAACCACCTTATCGGTCTCCACGCAGCGAAGGAAAACAAACCCATGCACGGGGAACGTCGCCCAGTCAATAACATACTTAACACCCTCAGTCTCGACCCAACACTCACTGGGTGTTTTAAGAGGCTTTTTCGAGGGCGGCGAGTGTAGCTGCTTTCTTTTCCTCATCAATTGCATCCATTTCATCAATACCGAACGCGGATCCTGCGAGTGAATCAGGGATCTGAATCATCATCGCGTTCATGGGTGGCATATTTATTGCGGTGCCTTTCGACATACGTTTCTTAACTGTTTCCGTGCGGATACCACGGGCTTCCAAGGCATTTGTGATAGTAGCAAAGTGAATTTGGTTCTTAGCGCACCACTTCTTAAACGGACCGCTGGCAATAAATATGCGGCGTGTGTCAGGCTCACAGCGAATAAGCAGCTCCCCGCGAGGCTCGACCGATGGGACAACCATTGTGTCACCAGCCATAGGCTCATTGCGCACGATCAACAGGTTGTTGTAGTTCTCAGCCATATACCCTGCGATGTGCTCTTCAACCGTGCTGCTGGACTGCGTGATAACCTTCGATGTGTCAAACATATGCGCCGCTACCCACCGTGCCACTCGCTCTACGGGGATGTCGTGCAAACCGAGACTGTGTGCGATCGTGCCACCTGTTAACGCAATAGCCGCCATGGTTGACCAAATACGCTCTCGTTGAGTGAGGTTAGCCGCCGCATCAGTCTTTTCTTGTGTGCGCCGCAACATCCCAATGACCTCGGTTTGATGATTCATGATGTATCGCATGTAAGGCAACCACGCCATCCCGTAGTTATTATCTAACTGCGGAAATAGTAGATCGGTGTATGACTTCGGATACTTAGTGCTGCGCTGCACTTCGACCTCGATCACCCGCATAAGCTCGCCCTCGGGGAAACTCTTGTTCATAAAAAGTTTATCAGCCACGCTGGAGTTCGACGTGGTTAGTGTCGGTGTTTGCCATGATGTCAGGTTCAGTCGCTCAGTGTTAGTGTGGGTCTCCATGCGGTTCTTGCCACGCCCTGAGGTGCTCGCGTACACCTGATCCGACAACTCTAGGGGCCTCATGTTGGTGATCTCGTCGATTGTCAGTGGCAGGTGACGCATAACCCCAGCGCGGTGAATACGCACGTTATAGGTGTCGTCCTTCTGAAGGAGCAAGTCAAACGGGTGCCCCCAAATGCTATTGGCCGCTAGTAGTGCTGAGGATTTACCAATACCTGAGTGCTCACTGACTAGGTTGTAGACCCCACCGCGCAAGGACGTGAATTGCATAAGCGGCGCACCGAAGCTCAAGAAAAGCGCAAATGCATATGCATCCATGTCCTCATTGGCGTAAAAGTTAATGACCTCCTTCCATTTGTGAAAATCACCACGCTCAGTCAGCGCAGGGATAATGTTGGTGTTCCTAGACGCAGGTGGTGCGTACACAATATCTTGGCCCTCAGGTTGCCCACCGATCAACTCCTTGGTACCCACAACAAACGTACCATCGGATGTCCAGCCCATTTGCGATCTAACTTTCTCTGCTTGCTTTGTCATTTGTAAGTGCCTCAACCATTTTTTAACGTACATTAAATACTCACCAACTTGCTTTGGGTCTGTTGCCATAACACCATATTTAGCAAGCACATCCCGTAGACGATCCCGTGCAACAGCCTCGGACAGTGGGATAAAAAACTCCCGTATACCATCCAGCGGTAAATGCACACGAAACCAAAGTACTTCCCCAGCATCAGGGTCGTTCATTCGACGGGTCACATAAAAATCATACTCACATATCTGTACGGACGTATCTGGCTCGCCCGGCACCTTAACCACCTTGTGCACTCCCACACCCCCCTTAGGTCTAAAATACGGTGATGGGTACTCGGGGATAACAGACTTTATTGATGCCACAGGAATAGTCACATCGGCAGATAACGAAACTTCCACCGGCACCTCTACTGTGCGGTCTTCTTCGGTCTCTGCAGGGGCTACATATTTACCCAACTGCGCGGGGGTTGCGATACGTCCTCTATGGGGGCATTTCTGGCAATGCTCAGATTCCACTCGTTCAAACGCTTGGCATGTATAGGGGCCATTGGTTTGCGCGGCTTTCTTCTCAGCATTTGCGTATGAGTAGTCAGGGTGCCCTTCGGATACCGCACGGATAGCATCTTCACGGTCTTCACATATCTGTGCAATAGACAATCCCGCACGCCATAAAGGTTCAGGTAATGCCTCACGGTTGTCACATATATGCTTCAGTTGGGCACAGGTATCCGACCGCGCCATTATATTTTTAAATATAGTCACACCGACAATAGACTTGGTCACGGCGTCGTCAGCGTACGTTATATCAGTAGGTATAGCAAAGGGCAGTTCATCTAGTGTATGGCTAGCAGGGGTTGTTTGTGCTGAGTCCCCTAACCCTAAGTGCGAAGCAAACGCCATCAGGCTTAACACCTCATACGAATCAGTCAGAATCGCTGTGGGTTTAGGGTTCGCAGGATCACGGTAGTTTAGGGAGCCGGGGTAGCGCAGTAGCCGTGCAGAATCCGTCGTGCATGATGTGTCTACCAACAGTCCGTTCTTTTGGGCTAGATTTTGCAAGCGTGTAGCAATGGGCTTCCACACTTCAGCGTCAAGCTCGGTGTCCACAGGCCAGTACACATGTATACCATTGCCAGAATTAACCCATATAGGATCGGGTAGCCCTGACTTTGTTAAGAACGTATTGATTGCGGTGGTCGCGGCCTCTTGTGACTCGTAGGACTTATCGTCACCCTTAGCGTCTATATCCAACCAAAACGAACGCAGCTTATCCACGGACGCCTGCCTGCGTTTGCCATGCTCTTTGAACGACGCAGGGGTGAAATATTGATGCACACCCGGTGCCACTGCGTCGCCTATCGTAACAAGTTCAGCAACGTCGTCTAAAAATACATGCTCGATCTTTGGATCTGCGATGGCCGCAAAACAATACACCCCTTGGCTCGGAGTTACTAAGCGAAAGAATTGTTCGGGGGTCATAGTATGTCTCTAGTTGTGTTTACTTGCGAGCGAGCAATGCAGTGAGCTTCTTTAGGTGCGTTGCATTAGGTTCGTACTTACCCGTAAACCAATCATAGACAGCCATACGTGACACACCGACTTTCAGTGCTATCTGACTAATAGATATACCGCGCTCAATAGCCTTGACGCCTAACTCCACCCCAGCGGGCGCAGACGACTTAGCCAAGGCGCGTACTTTTTTTACAAACTCATAAGAGTATCCGCGCATCTCTATCTCCAATAGTGAATAGTGGGAGCAGGTGGCCCCTGCTCCCGTGACGACTACTTACTCGTCGTCATCTGCCCACTGATCGAGCACCGACTGCACGTCCGCTTCTTTGGTCTTACCCTTGACCTTTGGTGGTGTCTCGTCGTCGTCTGAGGTGGCTGCGGCTACTTTTGGTTTAGTAACACCCAACTTTGCGGCGGCTTTAGCAACAGTTTCAAACTCCTCGCCTGCGTCACTCGCCACATCGGCTTTAACGGTATAGCGCATGGTGATTGCTTCAAGGGCGTCTGTAGTGGCGCTACGCTCGCGGCATACGTCGTACTCTGCTTTCTCCAGTGGCCGGATGGGTTTGAATGTGAGCTTTGGTGTGGCTGAGTCTGTGTCAAACCGCATCTCTGTTACGACCGCAGTGATAGGTAGGTTGTGCGCATCTAAAAACTTAGCGTACTGACGTAGAGGCAACTTGCCCTTCTCACCCTTACCAAACACTGACTGCGACGGCAGCACTAGCTGCAACACATCACCCTCAAGATCGTTCTCTAATGCCACTGCCATCCAACGGCTGAATCGGCAAGCACGGCTATCGCCCTGACCCGAACCTTTGATGTTCTGCGGGCACTCGGCACAGCTACTGTGTTGTGGTGTAGGGATAACGCTGTCAGGCTTCACACCATCCGATGACCAACATGCGGGGCCTGAGTTCTCGCCTTCCTTAAACACACCAGCGTAGAACGTGCGGTACTCAGTGGTCGCACTAGTAAGGACGACCATGTTCATGGCACGGTCCTCGTTTCGCATAACCTCTTCACCGCCTACGATCTTGCGGAACACACTACCCTTAATCGAAATCTTTGGTGTACCGCCACCGCCAACCATACTCTTAGTAATCTCGTCTCGTGCGAGGTCCTTCAGATACGCGGGTAGTTTGTCTTTGTTGAACAATGATAATTCACTCATGCTAGCTCTCCTAATTAACCGTGGGGGTGGTTGATACAAGTTTGTCTGCGGGTATGTTAAAGAACCGCACAACATCACTCCAGAAAAACCGGTAATGGGTACCGATCTTTATGCTTGGCAAGGGATCTACTTCTCTACGTGCCACCCCCAGTATTGTGGCGCGGCTGACCCCTAATACTTTTGCTACTTGCGCGGTCGTCATGGGACGTTCCGTTATCATGCTTTACTCCTTCTAATGTTTACAGTGTATCGGTTATCGACGTTTAACCCTACGGGCATACTATCGGGGTTTTCCTTAATGAACTCCCGCATCTGAAGTTGCGAAACACGTCGCTCTAACAGATCGGGGGCTTGATGCTCCATAATGAATTTATGCATCGCTTCCCAGTCGCTTGTCCAGTAGCGTGTTTGCACTGAGCGGGAAACCGTACCATATTTCGTACGTAAGCTGTCCGCTCCAGTGGTTTTGCATAACTCGAGCAATTGACTCTCAACTAACTCCATTTGATCTTTTACTGCGCTGTCTTGCTCGTCGTATTGTGCCTTCAGTTGGGCCCTGTAGTCCCGCATCTTAACGTAGGCTTTAACCAGCTTGTCTGCTGTTGCACTCATGGCTCTCTCCCTAATGAACTTCTATTGTAAAGGCACTTCTTTACATTGTCAATACCTCTTTAAACATTTCTAGCAAACTCTCACTGCTGTCCTCGCAAGTATCAAGAGCTTTGTACCGTTTACGCTCTACGGGACTGCCTTGTAACCGTACCACCAAACATTTATTTTTTTGCCCAGCGCGGTGAATACGTGCGTTTGCTTGCACATAAGTCTCGTAGGACATAATAGGCCCCCACCAAACAATCGTGTCTGCTGCATGTAGGGTAATCCCGTGTGACGCAGCTTGCGGTTGTATGATAAGCACCCTAGGATCGGGCTGCCCCTGAAAGCGTTTAATAATATCTGCGCGTTTGGTGGCGGACACCTTACCGTAAATCGTATCTACCGTATATTTTTTGGCAAGTAGCTTCTCTTGTAGCAGCTCGAGGGTATTGGTGTATGGCACGAACACGAGCACTTTATTATCTGTGCTGTCGATAACTTCTAATAACACTTTGAACCGTTCGCTGATGTCGAGCTCAACCGTGGCCCTGTCATCGGAGTACACCGCGCCGCAACTCACCTGCAATAGTTTCTGCAAGCCCACCGCTGCGTTCACTGCACTGATGGTTTCACCTGCGGCTTGTGCCGCCATATTCTTTCGTAACTGCTCGTAGAGTTTTAATTGCTGCTTGGTGAGCGGTACGTCTCGAGTGGTGTAGATGATATCTGGTAGGTCTAAACAGTCATCCTTGGTAAAGCGTATCGCAGGTTGCAGCAGTCGTTTCACTGTATCAATGGCAGTAAGTTTCGGTAGCCACTTGAACGTGGTTACTTTAGCCATCACCGAGTCACGGTACACCCCAAACGATCGAGGCGCAGTTGTAGGGTGCATCATTTTAACCAACCCATATGCGTCTAGTGGGGACTGCGAGGCCGGGGTACCTGTAGCCATCCACAGCCATGTGTCAGGGCGCACTAATTTATTGATTGCCTTCCATCGGTTAGTGGTCGCGGTCTTCACGTAGTTCGCCTCGTCAATAATAATAAGGTCAAACCCCCCGTCCATTAGCTCCTTCTGCACGATCTCGATACCATCGAAGTTAATGATGACAAACTCTGCGGTCTGCGCAATAACGGCTTTTCGTTGCTCTCGCGTGCCGTGGGCCACATCAACACTGCGGTGCATCGCACCATGAAACAGATCATCTACCCATGCGGCTCGCATGACCGACACCGGACATATAACTAGTATCCGTTTGATCTGCTTTAGGCGCAGTAAGTAGTCGGCTGCCCAGATCATGCTAAGCGTTTTACCCGTACCGGGATCATTAAACACGTACGCCCTACGATGTAGTGTTAGAAACGCAGCGGTATGTTTTTGATGCGCAAAGGGCTCTCGGTTGCCTGTCCACTTGTACTTAGCGATGATGGGGGATGGCACGTTCTTGATACGTAGATTCTTAAGCACCTGCGCCTCTTCGATCCCCCAATGCACCAACACGTTACTGCTACCATCGGCGTTCTGTGATAGCACTTGGCTCTTGGGTATGCACTCCAACACACGCTGCGGGCTGCGCAGTTTGAGCTTAAGCGCTTTGTTATCAATGATCTCCATCTCGTCTCCAAATAGACTACCGCTCCAAAGTGGTCTTTGAAGTTTAGGTAGGCCCCCGATAAAGCACGGGTTTAAGCTGCGAAGCCTGCCAAGGAACGTCACTTAAGGTCGCTAACACCGGTACCTACTGATTTAGAGACTGCTTACTACACAATCCCTAAAGCGCTAGGCACTTACTTCTTGGGTGAATTACGTTTCACCGATCCATCTGAGTTGCGGCTAAACGATTTGTTTTTATTCCCTGCAACCACACGCAGGTTTGACTTACCATTTGTACCACCTTTTGATATAGGTTTTTTATGATCTACATCATTGCCGTCACCCTTAGCCACCCGACCCTCACGAGCTAACTCTCGACGGGCTGCGTTGCGTTTGGCACGGTTTTTTTTCTGATCGTCTTTGCCTTGATAGGCGTCGTACTCTTGACGATAATCTCGTTTACTGGTTGCCATAACATATATCCTATTTGTGTCGACCATTGTGACTGCATGATAATACGGGGCACCACGCCTTACATAGCCCAGATGGTGATGCGTTCCAAACCCCATGCTCAAACGCGCCTTCTAGCCTTGCAACATCCGGTAACCAATCCATCCACATTTTACTCGCATCATCGGCGCGGTACTGCGTGGGCATCATCTTGTCCTCAGGGCAAAACAACAGCCCTGCCTTAACCTTCGTGATGTTTGGGAACAACTTAAACACCGCTAGGGACATTAACTGCAACTGGCTTAAATCTGCGTTCTTTGATTTGCCAAACTTATAGTCGATCATGCGGGCAGTACAAGAGTCTTCGTTTATTACCAGCAAGTCAATCGCCCCACGTAACCAAACGTCCTTAGCAAAAAACCCGCAGGGTTCCATGTCCTTGGTAAGCCCGAACCGGTACTCACAGTGCTTGTCGCCCTTTAAGTTCTTTAGCGTGTCTAACTGCCGGCGCATGAACTCATACTTACCCGGCAGGGCTTTGTCCTCAGAGATATATAGTTCAGCAGCTTTGTGAGCGTCGACACCGTACAGCATGATCTCTGAGGGAGACTCCTTAACGTCCTTCACCACTTTAAGGTGGTAGTACTTTTTGGGGCATGATTGAAACGTCTTAAGCGCCGAGTACGACCATGCTACGTTAGGCATACTAATCCTTGTGTTTATCTAAATCCCTGACGTGCGTCATTGCGAGTACAGTTAATCTTAATTCTACCATCGCCTTAGTACCTAGCGCTACTGCTGTATCATAGTCGCCGGTTAAAAACGCATTGCGCATATGCGCGATCATTTGCTTGGTGTTGATTAGGTATAGCGCGTAATCCGTGTCGTAGCTGTTCATTGTTAACAATCCGCAAGAGTGGGGCCAAACCCTGCTTCCGCGTCTAGCGGTATGCCGGGCATCCAAGTGGGGGCGATTCGCATTTGTGCAAGGACAAAGTCCACAGCCGCAGGTTCCTCCCCAACCTTCGCAAGAATATACAATGCGTCATGCACCGTCAATAGGGTATGGTACCGACGGTTTATAGGCAGCATCTGCTCAGCCATAACACACCGAGCTAAACTCTGCACCAGCCCTTGAAAAAACTTGGCGCCATACAAGTACTCTCGACCCTTGCGGGTGTGGTACACCCACTTCTTCTTACCGTCCTCGGAAATTTGTTTGAGGTCTGGATACCGCAGATACAGCCCCGACGGCAGTAGGCACCCCTGACGCCCTTGAACTTTCACCACCCCCATATGCCCGTAGCTCCGGCTTTCACCGTGTAGTATCTGATGCAAACAACGCTCACCATCGTCCCACGTAGACTTAACCTTGGCGTACTGTGTGCGGTACAGATCCACAATACGTTTAGACTCACCTTCCCCGATGTCTGTGCCCGAGCCGGTCTTAATCGCCATACGCAACTTACCCGCACCGACACCATAAATCAAGGACAATTGCGATGTCTTCCCAATAAACCTTTGCTCTTTGGTTACCTCATCGTAAGGTACCTCGAACACCTTAGACGCGAAGTCCTTGTATAGATCCTTACCCGCAGCCAACTGCTCGAGCTTATCCGTCTGCCCCGCCAACCACAACCCCACACGTAACTCGATGTTCGATAAGTCCGCACCGACAATACTGTAGCCCTCTGGGGCTTTGATCGCTTGCTTAAGTGTCACCTGACCACGGCTAGGTAGGTTCTGCATATTCACCGAGTCCATGCCCGACCAGCGAAACGTCCTAGCCCCTGCGTACTTCAATGGTATTGGGAACCTGCCCCGCGTAGCCATATCAATAAACCGTTCTGTGCGGGTCTCTTCCAACGTGGTCTTCACACCTAACCTTGCCGCAACCACCGCTTGCACCCTAGGGTCCTCATGCTCTTGCAGTGCCCTAAACCCATCATCGGTTTTCGCAAAAGCCCACGCCCGCTTACCTGTAGTAGCACTAATCTTGGTCGGGGGTTCTACGTGCAGTGTCATCAGTAACTCAGCGAACTGCTCGTTAGAGCGCAATAACTTCTGCACCTCATCGTTCTCCTCACCATCCATCAGCACCGATGCGGCCAGCGCGGGTTTACCAATTGCAGTCAATGTGTTAACTAAGTGTTGGCGCTTGGTGTCACGCACCTCTTGCAAGTGCTTCTTCAACAGCGTTGTATCTAACTCCAGCATTGGTTGAGTGAACATACGCAAGGTCATGTCGATGAGCTTCATCTCGATTAGCGGAAACCCGTCGCTCATCATCCGGTGGTATATGTCATACGTTATGTTCACATCGTTTCTGCAGTACTCACCGTACCTAGCGAGTTCATCAGGCGCAAAGTCTAGGCGGCGTTTACCCAAGGCCTGAATAACCTCATTGCCCTTCTCCCCCACACCATAGTGCTTAGCCAAATTAGCCAACGACACACTCACGTCTACCCCGAGCGCGGCCCTTCCCATGCACATCGTGTCGAGCATACGCTTAGGGTGAATACCAAAAACGAATGATAGTATGCCTGCATCAAAGATCGTATTCTGCGCAAGCAACGCACTCTTAGCCCAGTCATACTCCCCCAATGCCCGTGCGATCTGCTCGCGGCCACCCGTATACCACTTGATCGGACCGTCATTAACCCGTGCGGCAAACCCAATCACTTCAAAGCGCGGGTCACGTATATACGCCTCAGTAGTCATCTTGCGTAATGAGTACTCTTTGTCATACAGCGTCTCAAAATCCAACGTGACTAAATCCATTACAAACTCTCCAGTAGCTTGGCTACGTCATCCAAATTGTCTTCGTTCACTACAATCGCACGGGCACCAGATTCATTGATGCGGCGTATCTCGCGTTCTTGCAGCATAGTGGGTTTGCCCTTGCCCGCCTTGCACTCTATGGCATAGAACTTACCCTTGTAACTACCCACAATATCTGGCACTCCCCTAGCGGCGTAAGGCCCACCAATCGGCATGAAATAGTACGCACCGTGGGCATCTAGGGTCTTTTTAACTTTGACTTTTACTTTTGCTTCGGGTGTCATCGCCATTACGTGTTTCCTTGCAGGGGCCTGAACCGTGCGTAGTTTATGCGAAAACAGCGTTTGGATCGCTCGGTTATGTGGGCTGCCCCTGTGGTGCCATGCATCGTGGATACCAAGTGCGTACGAAATGACGGTAAGTCCATATCTAACATACTGCAGTACGACCGACAAGCCTCGTTGTCTTTAAACAAAAACCGCAACGCATCGAGAGCTACCCC